CCACTTCCCAATAAGGAATTTGTCTATAACGTGCTGTTTGCAGCTAAAGACCTACCATGAGAAAACTCCGCGCCATCCTATCCTTTATCCGCCACCAAGCGTGGGTTAACGAGCCTGCGTGGAACAGCGAAGACGAGAAGGCGTGGACTGGATTCCTCACAACCCCCACTGGCCTAAAGTTATCTGCCATCTTGCTTAACCTTACTTTGCGCAATAACGCCTCTGCCACCGAGAAGGATAGCGAGGCACTTGCGTTGGCTTGCGGGTATGCTAAAGGCTTTAGGGGATGTGTAGCGGTTCTCGAATCGCTTGCATCCCGAAAAACAAACTCGCCCATCCAGACCGACGATACGGATGGGGTCGAAGGACAGATCGTCGATTAACCTACTACTGGGAATGACTCCCCTGGTGGCAGTGTAAGAAAGGGTCAAAATGGCGGAATTGACTAACCTATCCGAAGCAGATGTATTGGCTTTAGCGAAGGCGGCAGATGAAGGCACGGAACTCGCGCCCACCCTGTCACAAGTTGAAGCGGTAACAGAAACTAAGGAGACGGCCAGCGGCGATACCTTGGAGACACCCGCGACTCCCGAAACCACCGAAACTAAATCCACATCAGATGATGTGGTGACGGATGAGGTCCCTAAGACTGAAACCGTATCAACCAAAAGTTCTTTAACAACGCAATCTGATGAATCCAAGTCGGAGTCGGCTTCCGAAAAGAAGCCAACACGATATGAGAAAGCAAAGTCGCGTCTTGAAAAGGAATGGGAAACACTGCGAGCAGAGAAAGCCAAGTTGCAGGCCGAGCGGGAAGCCGCCCAGGCCTCGGTTGGAAAAGCTGCTGCGCAGGAGAAACAAACTTCAACTCGCAAGTTTAGCGCGGAAGATTATCGGGAAGCAGCAAAGAGCTACCGTGATGAAGGCCGCGATGATCTTGCAAAACTCGCTGAAAACAAAGCCAGCGAGATTGAGGTTGAGTACAGGAAAGAGCAAGAGGAGAATGTCAAAGGCGAGCTAAAGTCCGCCTGGGACAAGAACCTTTACGAAGAGGTCGAGGCTAACCCCGATCTCAAAGACTCTTCCACCAAACTTTACAAGGCGGTATCGGAGATGCTACAGAACCACGCCATCCTGCGTAATTACCCAGCGGGGATTAAGGATGCGGTGGGCATCGCCAAGATTAGGCTTAAAGCGGAGTCCGCCTCCGATTTGGAAAAGAAGGTTGCAAAGTATGAGTCAGAATTGGCTCAACTTAGAAAGGCCACGACACCGGCAAGCGGTCAGCCTTCTGCACCCGCCCGACAGAAACAGTTTCACGAACTGTCCAGCAATGAACAGGAAAAGGAGTTGTTACGAATGGCAGCGGAAGCAGATAGGATGGGAGTTTGACAGGTTAGTGGTACAGGAAAAATAAAATGGCTAATGTTACTACAGGCTCTGTCTCTTCACAGTTTCAGGCCTTCTTCTCAAAGTCACTCTTAGAGAGGCAAATCCCCTTGCTCCAGATGGAGCAGTTTGCCCAAAAGGTTCCGTATCCGACGAAAACTGGCGGCAACAAGACCGTCCGTTTCTTCCGATTCGATAACCCCAGCATCGCTTCGATCACCTCTCTCTCCGAAGGAACGAGTCCTACGGGCGGAGCTGGTGAACGTCAGCTCACCCTCTCCACAGTGGAAGCCACGTTGGAACAGTTCGGATCTAGCATCGTCCTCACGGATATTTTGCTGGCCACCGAGCTATTCAATCACTTGGCCCAGGCTACTAAGCAACTCGGTGAAGATGCAGCTCTCCATGCCGACACCCTCTCGCACCGCGCGTTGGTGTTGAACACGACTGCCTCCACGACTGCTGGTACGACTGTCTCCACGTCGTCCTACGTGCGCTACGCACAGAACGGAACCAACGGAACCAACTTCCAAGGTGCATCCACGGCTAACGCCGCGATGACTGCTTTGGATCTTCTGGATGCTGCGACTGCCCTCAAGGTCAACCGCGCTCCTAAGATCAAAGATGGTTACGTCCTCGTTGCTCCTCCTCAGGTCACTCGTGACTTGATGAACGACGATGACTTCCTGCGCGTTTCCTCCTACAGCACCCCCGATGCCATCTACAAAGGTGAAGTCGGTCGTCTGTTCGGCGTGAGCGTAATCGAAACCACCAACAACTTAACGGCTGGTACTGCTGCTTACGGTGTAAACACCGAGGCAACCGGCTCCAACTACGCCAGCATCGTACTCGGTGGGCAAGCCTTCGGCGTGCCTCACATGACAGCGGTTGCGGCCACTGGCTCGCCTTACGCGCCTAAGGTCACAATCCTCGATGCTCCTGACAAGTCGGACATCTACGGTCAGCGCACCATCGCATCGTTCAAAACCTTCTATACTGCGAAGCAATTGAACCCTGCGTTCTATCGCGTTGTCTGGTCGAAGTCTAACTTCGCCTAAGTTATCTATATGGGAGCCATGCTAGTAATCGGTATGGGTCCTCGGAAAGCTGGGGAGGGTAAAACCTCCCCAGCCTCTTCCAGCGAGAAATCTATGCCCAAGGAAGGTCTTGTTCGCTTGCCCATGTCCATGCTTGAGATGGATGGTGGTGAAGGCGAAATGACTCCTCCAGAGGCGGGTGACTCGGTGGAACTCACTGGCACAGTCGAAAAGGTTGACGGCGATACTGTATTCGTCCGCATCAATGATGCGATGGCGGAAGCAGAGCCGATGGCTGAAGTAGATGAAGAGTCAGAGATGTCCGAAGAGGATAAAATGCGTAAGTTGGCAGAGGAAGCTGACGAGGAAAGCTACAGCTAATGCCGATCTACCAGTACACCGACACCCGTAACGGATCAGTCGTTGAACTGGAGAAAACGGTTGCTAAGAGGGATTCAGTCCCTAGCTATCTGAGAAGGTCGACTGTGCCACAACGGTTGACAGTATTTGGAACGGGAGAATCCCCGACCGATCCAACGCTGTCGAATACATCAACAATTATGAAGGGGTACTACAAACAAGAACAAAAACTTGGGAGTAGGTTCAAAAGCGACTTTAGCGCGGATCAAGTGAAACGTGTCTGGGGTCGCAAAGGAGATTAACTATGTCAGACATTTATGTGCGTAGGGAAGCACTGGCCAAAAGCCGTCCTTTCCGCCTCGATACAGCCCAAGAAACGCAAGTAGTTGAAATTATCAGCACAGCTACTGGCGGAACATTCAGCACGAATGCTACCAGCACTGGCGCATTGTTGCTCAAAGTAAACGGAACAGCGGTAAAGATTCCGTTCTACACAGCGTAATCATGTCCCGCGCTTTAGATAAATTCCAGGGTGGAAATGGTTTTACCGTTGGCACTGCTGGAACTGCTGCGTCTGGCTATTGGGCAATACAGATGCTTGCCGACACCACGTTTACTACTATCAGCGGAAATTACGATGGTACGCTGACAGGTATATCAATTGGTTCCGGCAACATCATCTACGGCGAGTTTAACAGCTTTACGGCTGGAACTGGCCAAGTGATTGCCTACAAATCAGCCTAATGGAATTAGCAGTCAACCCGCCAAAGGTTCAAGTCCTTGGCGGGTGATTGCATTGTGATTTTATGCCCTCGCTAAGTCTTAATGTTGGACTAAACAATGGAAGAAAACTTCCCTTTGGTGGTGGAGCCGCACCTAGCGGGATTCCTGTGGCGAGTACGGCAAGCATAGTAATTGGAAATGCTGGTGCTGGGAACAATGGGACATACACAAAGTATGTTCCACAGCAAATAATTTTGAATAACAATGGGTCTGTTCCGTTATATGTGAACATTGCTGGGGCTTGCTATTTATTGGGTGGTCCAGATGACGGAAGAATTTTATTTAGTCCAGATGTCCAAACTTGGGATGATCTTGCTGGTTCAGCACAACTCGGAACTCCTTTTGGCAACTGGAAACTTGGATATGTTTATTACGAAGGAGGAGATGTTAGTGCTTGGTTTTTCACAGAGATAGCCACAAACGCATCCACAAATACAGCTTATATTCCAGACTCAAGCTGGTCTCCATCCATCACCATCACCGCCGCTTGA